CCGCCCATTGGACGCTGTTCACCATTAACTCCACCTAGTCCACCAATCGCTCTATTTAGTGATGGGGCTTCGGAAAGAGACTGGAAACTGCCGCCTTCTTGGACTGCTTGTTCTCTTAGTGCTTTTTCTTGATTTTCGAGTAGAGCAGCAGTACACTTCTTCTTGTAACCATCTTGGATACTATCCATTTCTGAATGGTCGAGAATGGGTGACCACTTCTCTACTAACTGATCGTAGGGGGTAACTCCGTTAAAATCCATTTCGTATCTCCTTGTTAAGATTCCTAATTACTTTATTTATAAAAAATAATTTTTTTACTTGATTGTATTGTTCTTTTGTACTTTTGCCGATCTTGAAAGTGCCGACACATAACTTTCCATTTCTGGAGTTGCTTCAATTACTGGACTAGCATTAGAGTCTTCTTCTAACAACCCAGTAGTTGTTGAGTTAAAGTAACTCTCTTTAAGAATATCTAGTTTTTCACGATAATGATCTTCACTATCATACTCAATTCCTTCTGCGAGGGATCTTAGTTTTTCTGATTCAGTATCTACTAAACCTTCGCATACTTCGTTAAGAACAGAATCGCAACGGCTCTCCATTACGTTAGAGCGAAGATCAAGATTTCTAGAAATCTCTTCCTCTAACTTATCTGATAGATCCACAACTGTTTCTGCTAGTTGTTCTACAAGATTATCCTTTTCTTCAGGAACTGAAACATATGAATTTTCAAATAGTTCCTTAAGTCCAGTCATAAAGTCTTCAGCAATATCAGCACGAATGCCAGTTTCGATTGCTAATTCATTATCGTCTACCCATTTCTCTACAACGTATGAGAGATAGTTGTCTAGCTTTTCTGCTAGTTCCTTTGAAATTGCATCTGTGTGAGATTCAATTACTTCCTCATATTGCTCTAGTAATGAGTTTTCTACTTCTGAAATCTTTTCAGAAATTACTGCTTCAAAAATGGTAGAGGCTTTTGTCTTGAATTCTTCGCTTAGTTCTTCACCATCAAAGAGAGTTGACATATGAAGATCAATTTCTTCTTTAGTTGCAGTTGGTGTTTCTACTTTACCCTTTGCAGCAGATGGCTTACTCTTGATGCTTCCCTTATTTTTTCCAGATGCATTACCTGTAGGCTTGGCAACTTTTGCACCTTTACCTTCAGCATCCTTATACAGATCAGGATCTTCCTCACTCTTAGGATTAATGATTCCTTCGTTCTGGTCATCATCATCCTCATCCTCATCTTCGTCGTCTTCATCATCCTTCTTCTTTTTAGAAGCATTCATCTTACCGTATGAGGCATTCATTTTCTTTTTGCCACCATGCATCGCTTCCTCAACATCTTCGATTTCTTCTTCGATGTCTTCGGCTTCGATTAGTTCAAGCTCTGTATCCAGATCTTCTTCAAGATCAGAATTATCAGAGAGTTCTCCTGCAAGAATGGCTCTTGCTGTTTCGATTGGATCCAAATATTCCATTATAGGTTCTCCTTGTAGACGATATATCTTAGTATTTATAGATTCTAAAATTTTGACATGAAATTTGTGAACAATTTAAGGGCTTTTTCTTCTAAGTCTTTCTTAGAAGTTTTCTCTATCTCTTCTTTATAACATTCAATTGTTTTTTGTTTAAGGACTCCGTTGTCCCACATCCATTCTGCACCTTCCATAATGCCGTTAACGAAAGCATTTGGTGCTGATGGATCTGCTACTATATCTACGGCAGCAAGCATGAAGTCCTTTTGAACTTCATTTACTCCATCTTTCTCTTTGAGAGATCCCATACCACGGGAGGATACCCCCAGTTTGGCACCTTCATCGATTAAGTTTTTTGCAATTTTACCCATAGGAGTATCCATAATCTTGGCTTTTCCGTAGACATCATCACCTTGAACATTTAGTTCTTTAATCATATGGGAAACACGATCAAGATTTACTGTTGGACCCTGTGGGTGATTCAATTCACCCATAGCTCTATTCTTGTTGACGTACTCTTTAGTATATCGCTTAACTTCATTCATAAGAACTTCAGTAGGATACACTCTTCCATTTCTATTTTTCTGGGCTGCTTGCATGAAAACACCTTCGATATAATAATCTTTTTCGCCGGTCTTTTCATTTACTTCAGCAAGAAGTTTAATATCTTCTGTCATCTCTGTGATCAGTTTCATCCTTCTCCCCTTTCCATGGCTTTGCGAGACGCTTCTCTTTCTTTCACTTTTCTTTCTCTATCCTTTTCTCGCTCCATCTTTTCTTTATCTCTAAAATGTTTCTGTCTAATCATGGATTTTTGTTCAGGTCTTTTTGTTGCGTAAGCAGCCTTACTAACGCCATATGTTAGTTTTTCTTCAACATCTTCATCTTCTTTTTGGATGGCTTTACCGATAGTTTTTCTTCTATTTTTAAGATAGTCATCAGTATCATCTGAATCGCCATCGTTATCGATGTCATCATCCCCGTGTCCTACCGGATCCATTCCTTCACCATCATCATCTTTGTCTGTTACTTTTGCTTTCTTAGCTTCACCAAAGAGAGTAGGAGAAATGTCCTCATACTTTTCAGAAATAATATCCGACAATTTAGAATACAAAACTGTCTCTGTTAGATTGGTTGCATCTACTAATTTTTCTTCTCTTAGTAGATTTATGATTCTTTCAGTTAATGTCATTTGATACTTCCTCTGCTATTTTTAGAATTTCTTCGTATATTTCTTCATCATTCAACTCATTTAACAAAAGTTTTTGAGTGTCTGAATCTAGTTTCTCTAACAATTTATTTATCTTTTCTTCATTTTCAACATTAAAAGATTCATCTGTAGCTTGCATATCTTTTGCCATAAAGTAAATAACTTCTCCCATATCACCATCATCTAAGTCTCTGACAGTAACTTTACTACCAGAAACTTTTAGATTGTTTTTTCCCACTCCGGCTTTCATGACTGATTTTATAAATTTTTTAGCATCTGATGTTGATTTGAAATTGTACATATTTGTTTTTGCTTTTCTAGAGTACGATTCATCAACATCATCTTTCATAATTTTATTTGCCACCTCAAAGTGCTTCTGTGCAATCTTTGATGAAATTCTATCAGAGACTTCAGCCTCGAATGATGTTTTAAAACTATCTAAATCGTCATTCATAGAGGCACTTAACATATCTTTTAAATTTTTATTCATGAGAATTCTTCCTCTTCTTCGGACTCTTCTCCAGAGTCTATTAATCCTTGATTCATTTCCGATTTAATTTGAGAATCAATGTCTTCAATTTCTTCCTCAGTTTGATGAAGAACTCTTTTTCTAATGTATTCAATTGAATAATATTTTCCAATATAGTCATCTAAATCTCTTAACATCTCTGCACGTTCTTTTAGAATTTCATTTTCTTTTAATTCTTGGAAATATGAATCGGTTTTAAACTTAAATGATATGCTTTGATAAATTTTATCCCAATCATCCTGATTCATAATTCCCTTCAAAAGTAACTGAGAACGAAGGAGTCTTAAAAATAATTCAGAAAATCTCATTCTAAGCCTATCTATAAACTTAGAAAACTTTACTTCATCTCTAGTTATTTCAGCAGATCTTCCCATATTAAAACCATTTTCCGCTTCAAGTCTTGAGGGAGGAACATTTAATGAACGATATAGTTTCTTTTGCAAATAATCAACATCATCCATCTCTCCTAGATTCTGTCCACCATCAAGAGTTGAAATTTCAGTTCCTCTACCACCCTCTCGTCTAGGCAACCAATAATCCTCCAAGATGCTCATATGTCTTCTATCATCTTCAATTTCGCCCGTAGAATCATTGTATGTAATCTTATTACGATAACGATTCATGATGCTTTTTAGATACTGCTCTGCTTTTTGCTTTGGAAGATTACCAACATCAATGTAGAAAATTCTTCGTTCTGGCGCTCTTGAAATTCTATAGATTACAACAGCGTCTTCGATTTGACGAAGCATGTTCATAGGTCTAATTGCTTTCTGCAAGTATCCTATTATTTTTTTACTTCCCGAATCTACTTGTCCAGAATGAACATAGCAAATAGAGTCTGGTGCTATTTTTAGTCCAGCTTGTGTCGTCTGCATCAAAGAGCTTTTATCTGTATCAGTGTATAGATAGAACTCTTCAACATTAGTCACGATAGGAACTACTACATTCCCCTTCTTTAGAGGAGACTTATCAACTTTTCTTATCTTTTGTATTTTGATAGGATCAATAGGTCTGAGTTCTTTTATTCCCTTTTTGGGATTCTGTTCATCAATAATGATATGATAATATAATTTACTATCAATATACCATCTTCTAAATATCTCGTAACCTCTATTATTAAAGTTTAAAAGATAGAGAAGATGATCAAATTCTTCCTCTACCTTCTTCTTAATATTATTCGATAGGTTAGTTTCACCCAATGAAATTTGAATGGGTTTCTTTTGATCGTCCATAACAATTGCATCGTTTGATATATCAGTTACCGCCATATCCACCTCTGGATATAGAGACATAGATCTAAATCTTCGGATTAGATCATTGTCGTTTTTTACTGAACCAGATAGATCAATGTAAGTTCCAAGAATTCCACCCGCTTCAATTGTCAATGCGCCATCATAAGAATCAGGACCGACGAAAGAGTTTGTCTTTCCATCGGTCTCTGTTTCCATTGAAGAGGGTTTAGGAGCTTCCTTGCCCCTTTTCCCAATTGTAAATCCAAATAAATCTATAGACATAATATATACCTTTCACAGTAAATCAATTTTCCGCACCGCCGCCAGTCCAGTAATCATATTGTATTGTTACTGTAAACTCTGCGATTGAGTCGGTTGTTTCATAACTAAAATCAACTGCTCCAACTTCTGTTGGAAAACATCTAACTAAATTAATAGTATCAAGTTCTTTATCATCAGGTCCAAGAGCGGTGATTGACCATTCTGCTAAAAAGTCTTGCCCCTCAGTGGCAATATTTTGATGCTGATTGATTAAAGATAACCAACCAACAAAATCTCTTCGGATTTGTCCACTCTCATCTGCTAAGACTGTAATTGTCCAGTCTCCAAATGTTCTATCTCCAGGTCTCTTTATCTTTCTTCCTTTAAATGGAACCTCAATAACTCCAACTGTTGAAGCCGGGAACTGAGAAGACTTGATAAAGAATACCCTATCGTTAGAATTGGTAGCGGAGCCGGGGACGTTTCCCTCTACTTTGAATAAGGTAGGACGCATTCCACCTCTAAATTTATCAGAAAATTGATCTATTGACATTTATTTCTCCTTGCCTATAAGTATTTATACTAATTTTATCAAGTTGTTTCTGTGAATAATGCGTCCTGTCTAACAACAACAAAGTTAAGATTGATGAAGTTAATTGACAAGGCAGGTTTGATGAATATGTCCGCAACAAATTGATTTTTTTCGACTACTTCAGTTGGATTGTTAGTATCATCACAGACTACTCGGAAGTCTGTAAGACCTCTCTGTGCTTGAACTCTTCTCAAGAAAGGTGTGATTGTGCTAACAAACGCTCTTCTGGTAAATGCATCATTAAACTCGAAGAGTTGGAACTTAGCAGCAGTTGCAATTGCTTTCTCTAAGAAGATCATTAGTCTTCTAACATTAATCCTATCCAAAGCACTTGGTCTTCTTTGTAGAGTCTTATCACCAAAGAGAACTGTTCCTTCTCCGGGGAATGAAACTATAGGATTAACTCCGTTTTGATAGAGTCGATCTCTTTCAGCTTTAGATGGATTGAGTGCTAGTTTAACAACACCCTGAACTCTTCCTCGATTAAATCCAGCAGGAGAGAACCAAGGTTCTTGTTGATTTTCTGTTCTAGCAACAAGTCCTGCGGTATCTCCATTTAGGGGAGTCCATCTGAAGATTCCATTATAGGAATCAAAGAGATACTTCCATCCACTATCCATTACGGCGTATGATGAGTTAAAGTTATTACTCAATCTATAGTTAATAACTGAATCAGGTCCAGAGTAACCGTTCAGTGATGATTGATAAACAACATCATTAAACTCTGTTCCAGCAGGGCTTGCTGGAGGTGAAATGAAAGCTACACAATCTTTTCTAGTCTCTGCAATATCAACCAACTCGGTTGCAATTTCAGCACCTGCTGCTCCAGAGATTAGTAAATCAACATCTACTTTTTCTGAGTCTCTAAAGTGTTTCCTATACGCTGATTTAATTGCTGCAACATGAGGATTGAATGCAGCAAGAGCATTTGAATCCGATCCAGCACCTTCAGCAGGCCAAGTCACACCTGATCCTGCACCACCGATGAAGGTAGTATTTCGTGCTAGTGGAGCTTGTACCCAACCTCTATAGTCAGCCGATCCTCCTGCTCCATATCCCGGCATAAAGACAACAGATTCAGAATCAGGAGTCCAGAGAGGATCTCCGCCACTGTTTCCTGCGATATTTAAAGCGTTACCAAGAGCGTGATTGAAAATACTTCTGTGTATATTTTCCTCAATATTAATCAAATTTGATTCGTCATTAATTACGTCTTTGTAGTACAGATTTTTTCCCGTGTTATCGTATGCACCTCTCCACATAGAAAGGCCTTCCCACTTCTCAAGAATTGCGCCTGTTGAGCCATCTCTTGAAGTG